ATGTTTACATAACAACAGGAGGTCAACATGGCCAAAGTTACAAATGCGTTTGACACCTTCACGGCAATAGGCCAAAGGGAGGATCTGTCAGACACGATCTAAATATTTGGATCGTAATCGGGTGAATTGCTGGGAAGCCTGACCGGGTAATGCCGAAGGTAATCAGCAGCCAATCCAGGAAGGGCAAAGGTTTCCTGGCCGGTTCAACGACTAGATGGTGAGTCCCAACAATAATCCATCCACGAGTGCCCGACACCACAATGGTGAAGATATAGTCTGAACTATATGGAAACATATAGAAGCACCGGATAAAGAGCCAGTGCGATAACAAAATTTGATAATATTTCCCCGGAAGAAACACCTTTTGTCACAAATGCTGGCAAACGTAGTGTTTCCAACACAAAATTCGAGTGGCAGATCGAAACACTTCCAGCAGTTTCAACCACTGCACAACTCGAAGGTGATTCCATATCTGCAGCAGCAGCCAACAACACCACAAGACTGAGTAACATTACTCAGATCTTGTATCGGGCATTTTCTGTCACTAATACCCAGGCTGCGATGAATCGGGCCGGGGTGTCGGATGCCATGGCCCATCAGGCTGCCATTGCTTCCAGGGCATTAAAAAGGGATGTCGAATCTTTGATGCTTTTGAATCAGGCATCGAATGAATCATCTGCTGATGCATCTACTGCAAGAACCACTGCAGCCATGGGTGCCTGGATTCGGACCAATGTAAGCAAAGCTTCTGATGGAACCAATCCAACGAATGCAGTTGGAACAGATCCACGGAATGATGGAACTGCAAGGGCTTTAACAGAAGACCTTACAAAAGCAGCCTTAAAACTCTGCTATGACAACTCCGGGGATCAACCCTCAATGATCATGGTGGATGCAGCCGGGAAGCAGATTGTTTCTGCATTTTCAGGTCGAGCAAGTGCAACCCAGGTTGTGGCACTACCTCAATCAAAGGCTGATGAGGTTCATGCAACAGTGTCAGTTTACTTTGGGGATTTTGGAACATATAACGTGTTCACCAATCGGTTCCAAAGAGCAAAAGACACTTGGATCATCAATCCTGAGTTTGTGAAGATTGCACAACTCCGACCCTATGAAATGACTACCAAAGGTGTAGTCGGTGATGCTTCCGAAGCGTTCATCACATGGGAAGGTGGACTTCAGGTGGATAATGAAGCTGCACATGGCCTAGTGGCTGATTGTGGTGGATGATCTGATCTTCTAAACCTTTAAAGATATCCGGGTCTGACCCCATGTAAGTGGGGTGAGATCTGGGTATTTTAAAAAATGCCATTAAATTCTACTGTTCTTGATGACCATGCCGGTGTAAGGACTACAGTCAACACCGAAGATGGGGATGGGAAATTCCATGTCCATAAGAAGCAGGATATCCAGCCAATTCTGGATCATGTTAAATCCCAACGGGATATCCCAATAGACAGGACCAACCCTGGAAGACATGTTGCCGAAATCCCATTGGTTTTGGCATCAAAGTTAATGAGGGAAGGAATCCTGAACGATAAAAAAGCCTTGGCTAAATGGCTAGATAAACCAGAAAACAAGCCATTCAGGGTCTGGGAAGGAAGGTTGACTTAGATGTCAATCACAACTCAGCCAGAACTATTAACTGCTGCATCGAACTGGCTTAACCGATCAGACCTTTCAGGCCGATTGGAAGAGTTTATTGCTATTGCTGAAGCAGGGTTCAATAGAAGGTTGAGAACCAGGGATCAGATGACCCGGTCAACAACATCTGCAACCACCCAGTATGTCAGTCTGCCATCAGATTTTCTTCAGGCAAGAAACGTAAATATCACAAGCACCAGTCCACCTAAGAGACTGGTTTATCTGACACCTGACCGGGCCGATGATTACCGGGAATCTTTTAATAACACAACCGGGATTCCAGAGTATTACACCATAGCCGGTGATGCCATGGAACTTCTGAAGACCCCGGATGGCACCTATACATTGCAGATCCAATATTTTGCAAAGGTTCCTGCACTGACATCCAGCAACACCACCAACTGGCTGCTGACATCACATCCAGATGCATACCTTTATTCGACCCTGATGGCAGCAGAACCATTTCTGATGAACGATGCCAGACTTCAGACTTGGGCATCATTATCTGAAAAAGCCATCCAGGAAATCGTTGATGCAGATGATGCATCCAGATATGCCGGTGGAACCTTGGCAGCAAGACCGATCACAACCTATTCATAATGAGTTGGACAGAACAGACCAATGAAACATCTACCTGGACCAACCAGACTGATTCAAGCCAAACCTGGAGTGGGCAATCTTCCACATCAGCCACATGGGCCGGTCAGGATGACAGCATCAATTTGATCTATGGTGCAGATCCTTATGGGTATGGTATTTACAGTGGGCTTCCCCATGCTTGGGAAACTCTAACATCATCGACACAAACATGGACTAATCACTAATGGCAAACGAATTTACAACGAACTACAGTCTGGTCAAAAGTGAGGTTGGTGGTGACAATCAAAACTGGGGAACAAATCTACGGAATTCCTTAGACACCATTGATGGTCAACTCATCAATAAGCTTGATAAAGATGTAGTCAAAGGTTTCACAAGTAGTGCAGTTGTCTTCACAAACACTGGATCAAGTGCTGGAACCATCAGTGCTTCATCCGGGGATCTTTTCCAGGATTTTGAGGTTGGTGACAAGGTCCGGGTCACGGGTGCATCAGAAGCAACCAACGGATCAGATGCAAGCCCTTCCACCCATACCATCACAACCAAAACTTCATCAAATTCAATTACAGTCAGCACCGGTCTTGTATCAGATTCCGGGGATTCAGTCACTGTTGCATTAGTTCTGGAACCATACCATCTGGATGGTGGATCGATTGATGGCACACCGATAGGGTCATACGATGCATCAAGTGGTGCATTCACAACTATTTCTGCATCTGGAACCACAACATTAAACGGGGATGTCGATCTTGGAAATGCAGCAACCGATACGATCACTGCAACAGCACAATTTGATTCTGATCTAGTCCCAAGCACCGATGATGCACGGGATTTAGGATCATCCACAAAGGAATGGAAAGATCTTTATATCGACGGAACTGCATACATTGATGCAGCAGAAATCGGGTCAATCAATGCTTCAGGTGGTGCAGGAATTCAGAATACCCCGGTAGGAACCACAACAGCAGCAGCCGGTGGATTCACAACCCTAACATCTTCAGATGATGCTCAACTAGATTCACTTGGTGTTGGAACTGCAGCATCCGGGACTACCGGTGAGATTCGGGCAACCGATAACATCACTGCATATTATTCTTCTGATAAAAGGTTGAAGGATAATATCGAACCAATTCCAGATGCACTTCAAAAGATCGATTCAATAAGTGGTGTTTCATTTGATTGGGATGAAGAGTACATCAAATCCCATGGTGGTGAAGATGATTATTTTCTTCAGAAACATGATATCGGAGTCATTGCCCAGGAAATCCAGAGTGTTCTTCCAGAGGTGGTCAGGGAACGTGAAGATGGATACCTTGCAGTCAAATATGAGGGCATCGTCCCATTGCTGATCCAGGCAATAAAAGAACTGAAAAAAGAAGTTGAGGAACTGAAGAAATGACCACACCAGCATCAGGTCAGATCTCATTTTCTGACATCAGAACTGAATTTGAATTTTTAGGAAGTGGTGCAGCATCTATGTCCACTTTAAGAGGTAAAGGTAATTGGACAGGAAGCACCAATAATACCCTTCCAAGTGGTCAAATCAGTTTCAGTGATCTTTACGGAAAGAATGATTACTACGGAAATTACACTCAGGGTTCAGATGTAAATTATTCAGGTGGAACGAACGACACTGACACCTATTCACCAGGATCTCTTGATATAAAATTTTTGAGAATTCGATGCTGGGGATCAGGTGGTGGATCAGGTGGGAATTCTAGACATGACACCTATGGGACTTGCACGGGATACCCACCAGTTCCAGGGGGTGCAGTGGGTGCAACAACATTCACCGGTGGTTCAGGTGGAACCGGGGGGTATGCCGAAATGATTGTTAAATTCCAGGGTGGAACTATTTCATACATCAGGGGTGCTGCTGGAGCAAATAATAAACCTCAAGTCAATGCCACCCCAGTTCCAACCTATGGACAAACAGGGTCTTCCGGGAGTTTTAGTGGGGCAACCGGAGCAACTGGTAATTCCGGGCATTCTGCGACTGCAACCTACACAGGGAACGGAACAAGCCAGACAGTAACCGGAAACGGGGGTTCAGGTGGAAGTGGGGCAAGTATCTCAGGAAGTGTTGCATGTTCAAGGGAAAGTTCTAGCCAGGGAGGGAGTTACTGGGGTTATAACGTAAGTCGAAGTAATGGAAGCACTGGTTCTAGTGGAACGGGTGTGACTGATGCTCTAAGTGCAACAATCCAGTATGTGAATACAACAACTGGTGGTGGAAAATCAGCAAATACACATGGTCAAGTAACCTTTAATCATTACACCTGATGCCGACCACGACAAACCTTTCACTGACTCTTCCAGATCCTGGTTCAGAATCTTCACGGGGAACCTGGGGAACGACTTTAAACACTGCAATCACTGCAATCGACACTGCACTTGCAGATGCATCTAGTTCTGCTGCTGGCAGGATGTCATCCAGTGACAAATCAAAACTGGATGCAATAGAAGCAAACGCAAAAGCAGACCAGACTGGTGCCGAAATAAAATCTTTATATGAAGGTGAATCCGACACCAATGCTTTCACTGATGCATTACTTTCAAAATTAAATGGAATAGAAACAAGTGCAACTGCAGACCAGACCGGTGCCCAAATCAAAACTGCATATGAAGCAGAATCAGATACCAATGCATTTACGGACACATTACTTTCAAAATTAAATGCTGTTGAAGCATCTGCTGATGTCACCGATGCAACGAATGTCAATGCAGCCGGTGCATTCATGCACACCGACATCCCAGATTCTGATACTGGGTTCCTAAAGAGAACTGGATCTGAAACCTATGATGTTGACACATCAACATACATCACCGGGAACCAAACCATCACAGTATCCGGGGATGTCACGGGGTCCGGGAC